ATTATATAAATACGATTGCAAGGAAAAAGCGTTTCTCGAAGTGGGCAGAGAAGGCATCAAAATCTGATGACCTAGATGCAGTATGTTCATATTATGGATATTCTAAACAGAGAGGTAAGGATGTTTTGGATATGCTAACTACTGAACAAATCAACTATATAAAAGAGAGACAATACACGGGTGGTCGAAAATGAGTGAAACACTTACACAACATGACAACTTGACTGATAGTATGCTAGAAATTACCATTCCAGAACCAGACAGCTTTCTGAAAATTAAAGAAACTCTGTCTCGGATTGGTGTTGCTTCTAAAAAAGACAATATCCTTTATCAGTCGTGCCATATTCTACACAAACAAGGAAGATACTATTTGGTGCATTTCAAAGAACTATTTGCATTAGATGGTAAAGAATCAAATGTCTCCCAAGACGATATCGAACGGAGAAATGCTATTGCTGTACTGTTACAAGATTGGAATTTGTTGAAAGTCATTGATACCGATAAAGTTGCTAAACGAGCTTCGTTATCATCAATCAAGATTCTTACATACCAAGAGAAATCAAACTGGACATTGATGCCTAAGTATAACATCGGTGTTCGTAAAACTTCACACTAAATTGGAATATACTATGACACAACCATTAGATGAAAATACTACTGAACTAAATATCACACTTACTATTACTGATGTAAATAAATTACTTGCTATTCTTGGTAAGTATCCATTCGATGAAATTAATGCATTGATTGGTAAAATTTATGCCCAGGGTGAAGCACAGATTAAAGAGCTGTTGCCTCCAGAAGAGTCAGCAGAATAAGTTGTTTGTTCTGAGGAGGAACACTAAAACTTCTCAAACACCGATCACGTCTTCGGAGTGATTATTACTAAAATCTCGCTGAAAAGGAGAATATTATGTTAGCAAACCAACTAGTTCAATTCGATAAGGAACTCTTGAAATTCTTTGTAGGATTTGATACACATTCAGAAGCAATTAGAAAAGCAACTGAGAATCTTAAGAATCAAAAGTCTTATCCACCATACAATATCAAAACTGTTGGAGATAATTCGTTTATTATTGAGATTGCTGTTGCTGGTTTTAGTCGCAATGATATTGATGTTGAACTTTATAACAGAACGCTGACTGTTACTGGTAAATCTGCAGAACCAGATGATAGTGTATACTTGTATAAAGGTCTTGCATCAAGAGCATTTACTAGAACCTTCACAATTGCTGAAAACGTGATAGTATCTGAGATCAAACTTAATGATGGTATGTTGCGTATCTTTCTTGACCATATCGTCCCAGAGGAATTAAAACCTCGTAAACTTGAAATCAGTACATCTAATAATTTGTTGTTAGGTTAATCAATTTATAGGGGAGACTCGTTATCTCCCCTTCTTTTTTTCTTTATGGAATATATTATGACAAATCAAATACTCGCATTTCGTTTATTATCTGGAGATGAAGTTATTTCTATCATTGCTTCAGAAACTGATACCACTTACGAATTAGAAAATCCTGCTCAAATTGCAACTCAAATGACAGAATCCGGAAAGATCGGTCTTATGATTGCAGCATTCCAGCCTTATGCTGAATCTAATATTACTCTGAATAAACATGCTATTGCCTCAATCTGCACTCCAGCTCAAGGTCTTGCGGATGAATACAAATCAAAGTTTGAAGAGTCTTTGATCATTACTCCTCCTACTCAAAAAATCATCGTTTAGATTGGAGAAATAAATGTTAGTATTGGATTTAGAAACACTTGATGTAGAATCTACTGCAGTAATTCTTTCTGCTAGTATTGTTGAATTTACAGAAGGTGACACGTGGGATTCGTTGTTGTCTAAAGCTCTGTTTGTGAAGTTTGATGCTAAAGAACAAACAAGAGACTTCAAAAGAACGGTATCGAAAGAAACTTTAGATTGGTGGCAAAATCAATCAGACGAAGTTCGTAAAGTTAGTTTACTTCCTTCTCCTAATGACGTATCTGCCGCTGAAGGAATCCAACTAATCAAGGACTACATTAAGAAGTACGATACTTCTAGCCAGCCAATTGTATGGGCCAGAAGTGGTTTTGATTTTATGGTTATTTGTAGTTTGTGTAATGCTATGAACATTCCTCATGTAGTCAAACATAGCAGATTCCGTGATATCCGAACTGCTGTCGACATTTTATCAAGTAGTTCAGATGGTGGATACTGTGACGTTAATCTTCCAGGGTTCGATAAGAGCTTAGTTCAAAAGCACAATCCAATTCATGATATTTGTTTTGATGCGTTGCAACTGCTATATCCAAACTAAAATTGAATGTTGTCACTTAGGGATATTTGATGGATAATATCCCTAAGTAGATTATTATTACATTATGGAGATCAATATGACAAATAACTTCTATACTTCAGCAGTGCAGTATGGTAACAAGATTCTAGTTCGTTCTATTCAAGACGGACTTCCTCATAAAGCCAAGATAGATTTCTATCCGACTCTGTTCACAACTTCTAAGAAACCTTCAGCTGAAACTAGTAAATGGAAATCATTATACGGTATTCCTGTGTATGAAATCAATCCTGGATCCATTAATGACTGTAAGGAATTCATTAAAAGTTATGAGCATGTAGAAGGATTCAATATCCTTGGTCAAACCAACTATGCTTATCAGTATATTGCAGAAACCTATTCTAACGATATCAAGTTTGATTCTGATCTTCTGAAGATAGTCTCAATCGATATCGAGACTGCTGACGAAGAAGAAGGATTCCCAAAACCAAAGTATGCTAATGAAGAAATATTATTGATTGGTATTTCTGATATGAAAACTAAAACTAAGAAGATATTTGGAACAAGACCTTATACTGGTCAGTATAAAGAATCGTATGTTCTATGTCAAGATGAATCGTCTTTGCTGAAACAGTTCATTGCTCATTGGCAAGAGAGAGTTCCTGATATCGTTTCTGGTTGGAATATCAATTTCTTCGATATGCCATACATTGTGAATAGAATCAATAAGGTTCTTGGATCTGAGTATTCTAAGAAGTTGTCTGTGTGGAATATTGTACATGAACGTATGGAAAAACTTAATGATGATGAAGTTCTGACTGTTGATATTGTAGGAACATCGTGTTTAGATTATCTTGATTTGTATAAGAAGTATTCTATGTCTACCGAAGAAACGTACAAATTAGATCATATTGCTTATATTGTATTGGGTGAGCGGAAAGTGGATCATAGTGAGTGGAATAGTTTCAAGGAATTTTATTCTAACAATTTTGAACTATTCACCGATTATAATGCTCAGGATGTCGAACTTATTAATAGACTAGATGATGAACTAAAATTTATCGAACTACATTTGACTATGGCTTATATGGCCAAGATCAATTATAGTGAAGCATTCAGTCCTGTTCGATTGTGGGATGCTACTATCTATCATTACTTACTAGCTCAGAACATTGTAATCCCTAATCAAGATAGAAGTTCTGTCAAAGGTGAACTAGAGGGAGCTTTTGTTAAACCTCCTCAATTAGGATTTCATAACTGGGTAGCTTCATTCGACTTAGCTTCATTGTATCCTCATCTTATTATGCAAAGTAATATCAGTCCAGAAACTATAACAACTACTCGTCATAATGTTACTATTGATGGGTTGTTGAATAAAATGGAACTACCAAAAACTGATTATGCTGTTACTGCTAATGGATGGTGCTATTCCAAAGAGAAGAGAGGATTCTTACCTCAGCTGATGGATACGATGTATGTTAATCGTTCAATCAAGAAGAAAGAAATGCTCAAGCTCGAGCAACAACGTGAGCAAGATAAATCCAACAAGGAATTGTCGAAAGAGATTACTAGACTTCATAATATTCAGATGGCTTTGAAGATTACATTGAATTCTGCTTATGGTGCTCTAGGTATGCCATATTTCAGATATTATGATTTGAGAATGGCAGAAGGTATTACTACTGGTGGTCAATTATCGATTAAGTGGATTGCTGCTAAACTAAACAAGTATCTGAACTCAGCAATGAAAACTACTGATTATGATTATATCATCGCAATGGATACTGATAGTTGCTATATCTCATTAGCCAAGTTGATTGATTCCAATATACCTGACAAAACTACAGCTGAAAAGATTCAGTTCATGGATACATTTTGTTCCAAGGTATTGACACCATACATTGCAAAATCTTATACAGAGTTGGCTGAGTACTTGAATTCTTATGATCAGAAGATGCAAATGAAACGAGAAGTATTAGCTGATAAAGGATTGTGGACTGCTAAGAAACGATATGCTCTTCGAGTTCATAACTCTGAAGGAGTACAATATGATAAACCTAAAATGAAGATTATGGGTATTGATATCGTGAAAGCTACTACTCCTCCAATTATTAAAGATAAACTAAAACAGACTCTTGATATTATATTCGACCAGACTAATGACGATCTTATCAAGTTCATTGATAAAACTAAGAAGGAATTCAAGACTTATAACGTAGAAGACATTGCTATTGCTAAGTCTGTTAATGGAATGGCAAATTATCAGAATGATAAGACTATATTCAGTAAAGGTTGTCCTCTTCAAGTTCGAGCAGGACTATTGTATAATCATACTTTGAAAACTCATAACTTGACACAGAAGTATCCTTCGATAGCTTCAGGTGACAAATTGAAGTATGTGTTCTTGAAACTTCCTAATACACTCAAACAAAATGTGATTGGGTTTCCTGGAAGATTACCTGAAGAATTCAATCTAAGCAAATATATCGACTACGATACTCAGTTTGAAAAAGTATTCTTGAAACCATTAGGAAATATCATTAAGCCTATTGGATGGCATCTTGAAGAAGTATCATCATTGGATGCATTCTTCTAATGTTGTATTATTTCTATAATGTAGTATAATAAACGTTTAATCAACCAAAGGAATTCATTATGTCTGAACTACTAGCTAGAATAAGAAAGAATACTACAATCAAAGATTCTAATATCCTGCAGGATTCAAAGTACTTCATGAAGAAGGATATGATTCAAACTTCTATTCCAGCAATGAATGTTGCTTTGTCTGGAGAGCTTGATGGTGGGTTTGTTCCTGGATTAACGCTATTTTGCGGCCCAAGTAAACATTTCAAATCATATTTCTCACTTATCATGGCAAAGGCTTATCTCGAGAAATATAAAGATGCTATCATGATATTTTATGATTGTGAGTTTGGTACTCCTGCTGCATACTTTGATTCGTTGAATATTGATATGAATAGAGTACTCCATGTTCCTATCATGAATATGGAAGAGTTCAAGTTTGATGCTATTCAACAACTAGAAGGTCTCAAACGAGGTGACCGAGTAATATTTGTAATCGATTCTCTCGGTAATATGTCTTCCAAGAAAGAGATTGATGATGCTATAGATGGAAAAGCAGTTGCTGATATGTCTCGTGCAAAGCAAATGAAATCAATCTTCCGAATGATTACTCCGTACTTGAATAGACTCGATATTCCTATGGTAGCAGTCAACCACATCTATATGGAACAAGGGTTGTACCCTAAAGCAATTGTTTCTGGTGGTACTGGAGTGTATTTGTCTGCTGATAATATCTTCATTCTGGGACGTCAGCAAGAGAAAGAAGGTACTGAAGTGATTGGATATAACTTCATTATCAATGTGGAAAAATCAAGATACGTTAGAGAGAAATCTAAAATTCCTATTAGTGTTTCATTTGAAGGAGGAGTATCGAAATGGTCAGGTTTGTTAGAGATGGCTTTGGAATCGGGTCACGTCATTAAACCTAGCAATGGTTGGTATTCGAGAGTCAATTCTACTACTGGTGAGTTGGAAGATAAGAAGTATCGATTGAAAGAAACGATCAACAAGGAGTTTTGGTTACCTATATTGGCTCAGAAAGGATTTCAACAATGGGTATCAGATAACTATAAATTGACTTCTTCTGAGATGCTTTCTGACAAAGACATTGAAGCAGAATTAGATAAGGTCGATTCTGATGTTGAAGAATTGGAAGAATTGGTGTAATATTATCGGGCATCTTCGGATGCCCTTCTTAACTTGGAGCATACTATGACTACTAAATTTGACACATACAATTATTTTGATGCAACAGGAACTGAAGTTATTGCACTAGAAATCATAGAAGGAAAATTCAAAGGATCGCTATTTTCATTTGGTAAAGTGGAATTTCCTAATCCAGAAGAACCAATACTGAACTTCGAATATACGTTACATCAAGGATACTGTTCAGACGATAATAAAGAAGAATTTAAAAACTGTATAGGTGATATACTAGTGGAAATACTAGAAGAATCTCTCAAAGATAGAACGACAGTATTCAAAGGTGGTGTTTAATGAGTAGAATCGAGACTACTATACTATCGAATCTAATCCATAATCCTGAATTTAGTCAAAAAGCATTGCCCTTCATTAAGAAGGAATACTTTGCTGATCGTAGTGAATCTGTAGTAACTGATACTATATTATCATTTGTTAATAATTTTGGTAAACTTCCTACTAAGGAAATCATATCGATTCAAGTATCGAATAGATCTGATGTGTCTGATGATGCGTTGACTGAAATTGTTCATTTGATCGATTCGTTAGAGTATAAAGAAACTAATCAAGAATGGTTACTTGAAGAAACTGAGAAGTTCTGCAAGCATAGAGCAGTAATTAATGCTATTCTATCTTCTATGCAAATCATTGATGGTAAGAATGATAAGTTCACTCCTGAAGCTATTCCTACTCTGTTATCGGATGCTCTGAGTATTTGTTTTGATACGAATGTTGGTCATGATTATTTTGACGATTCTTCTGATCGGTACGATTTCTACAATCGAGTAGAAGAGAAGATTCCGTTTGATATTGATATACTAAACAAGATTACTAGTAACGGCTTAGCTAAGAAATCGTTGACTGTACTTTTGGCTGGGTGTGTTCATCCAGAAACTAAAATTAGAATCCGGATGAGAAAAATATCTTCTTAAAAAAGAGTAAATCCTTTTACATAACCTTTATCTAAATATTCTTGTAAGAATTCAGGTTTTATTCTAGTTCTATGTATTCCATTAGTAACACATATTCCAGTTGAAGGAGTGCCTTTACGCCATTCAGGATTAGCATTTAAGAATATTATAACTTCTTCATCTGTATGGAATTTTTTAGCAATTTTACCATCCGTAACTGGTTTCTTAGCAGAA